TTTTGCCGTTTTCTTTCATTGCAGTCAAAATGCTTTTGCGATTGCCTTCTGCTTTGTATGAAACGTGTACCCAACCTGAATCAGGTATGCCTGGTGTGTAGAATTCTAATATGAGTTGATCAAAGTCAAGGTTGTCGGATATCCATTTGGCTACATCATAGTTAGGGGTACCAGGACATTCAATATCAACCGCTTCGCCTTTGCAGTGCTGTGAGTTTGACGAGCCACCAACTGCTACATTCAAAGCAGGTCCTCTGTATCCCGAATTAATAACTGTAACACCAAATTTTTCTCTTACAGGCTGTACAACTTTTTCAAATAATGTTTTGGCACTTTCTAAATGTTCTTCATTGGGTATATTATTAATGCCCTGTCTCAGTGCTGTTTGACTTTTAGTAAATTCTTGTAGTGTAAAGTTTTTTGATAGTCTTACCATTTGTACTTACTTAACACCGCAGACTCTCCAGCCTTGCTGAAAATGAATTTGCCTTCATTTGTCTTGGTAATATTGTAAGGGCCAAAATATTTGGTAAGATGCATAACTTCTGCCATGGACTTATCGTCAATTAGAAATGCTTTTGTCTCTTTAATAACATCAGTTGATTTGCCAAAATTGTGTATTTCAAAAACTAAAGTTTCGTTATATCCGTCTTTTTTAATACTCATAATGTTATTTTCAAGTTGCATTTCCATCATATTAAATGTGTCAAAGAATTTTTTTGTTTCACCTATTCTCAAACTTTTAATTTTTTGAGAGTATGCATCTGCACTGTTTGGTAGAGTATTTAAATTTTCATCTACTGCTTCAACTGGCATAGATTCTTTATGGTAAGTGTATTGAAAGTTTTCAATATTAGTAAGTTTTTTTAAATCTATTAAAAATTCTTTTATAGTCATTGCAAGTTTTTCATCTCTTGGAAACTCAACAAAAACTCTATACTTGCCATCTTCCATTGTGCCCGGTGTTGCATCTGCATCTAAAATATTTTTGTAGCCTTTTTCAGCAAATGATTCCAAGTCTTTGGCGCCGGCCTGGCTACTGCAAGTAAAAGTCAAAACACATACGTCTTGATCTTCTCCCATTTTACTTTTGTATTGATCTACTGCAAATTGTTTTTCAACAATGCCTTCGAGATCACCTGCTTTTAAACCTTCTAATATCATTTTAAATTGTTAAATTATCTTGTTCTTCTTGTTCTGGTTCTTGAACGTTTGTGCTGTGTTTAAAATTTCCAATTAATTCTTTTGGCATTTTAATTTCTACCACCCAAATTTCATGACCATCAATTTTACCTTTGGTAGTACCGGGTCTGTAATCTTCTGGTCCTTTAATTGTTCTTGGTTTAAACAATGTGTCTTTTTTATATGTGACTTTGCAACCTCTATCAAGTAATCTTTTTCCACCACTTGGATCCGGCATTTGATCTGCTGGCCACATAAATGAACATTTTACAAAATGTCTTGAATCTATAGGACCTTCTAATAATTCTCCGTCTTCCCAATTTTTAAAAACGTAAACATCTAATTCATCAATCACTCTTTCAAAATCTTTTAATATACCTAAACTAGGTGATATTGCGTATAGCGATTGTACGTTACGTATTATGTCTAAAACATCATGCATTGTTGTATATTTAGCAGGATATAATGTTTCTAAAATTATGCTACTATTACTACCCTGTCACATCATTAAATACTTTTATCATATGTCTCGTAAACAAAGACGCAAAAAACAACAATCAAACCTTATAAACTTTATGAACTATCTAAACGAAAAAAAACTCGCGGCTAGACCTACGGCCAAGTCAGAAGGTCAACAAGTGTACTTAGATCTATTATTAAATTACCAATACAGAATTATAGTGGCGTTAGGCCCTGCCGGCACAGGCAAAACCATGCTCGCGACAGAACGAGCAATAGAAAGATTTCAAAAAAGCGAAATAGACAAAATAGTAATCACAAGACCAGCGTCATCAGTGGATGAAGAAATAGGATTTTTGCCTGGAGATATTAATCAAAAAATGGAACCATGGATGAAGCCAATACTTGATGTATTCGCAAATCATTTTATGCCACATCAAATAGATGAGATGTTAGCAACAGGTACAGTAGAAATTGCTCCATTGGCTTTTATGAGAGGTAGAACATTTAAACATACTTTTATAATTGGAGATGAAATGCAAAACTCAACACCAAGTCAAATGAAAATGTTAATGACCAGACTGGGTCAAGGTTCTCAAATGGTTATTACAGGTGACTGTAAACAATCAGATAGAATGTTAGATAATGGACTTGTTGATTTTAGAAGATATTATGAAAAATATTTTAATGCAAGTTACGTAAGATTTATAGAATTGACCAAAGCAGATATACAACGCCACCCAGCAGTAGCAGAAGTTTTAGGAATTTACGGAGATTAATCTTTCATAAACTGATCAATTGCATCAGCATAAAATTTTCTATAATGTGTATAAACATTGTCAAAAGGCACAGTATTTTGATCAATATTTGGCAAACTGCATTTTAAAACTTTTTTGTTATGTAAATCTAAGACAACACTTGCGTTAGCCAATTTACCAGCACCAATTCTCTTTTTTGTAAGTTCAATTAATTCATCAAATTTTTTGTCAGGTTTCATTGTGTATCTAACAACCAAGTATCTTTTTTTTGCGTGTTTGGTTCCCATTATGCTATCCAATTCCAAATTGCTCTCAATGCCAATAACAAATACATGGCTTCCATTAATGCTCTTGGAGTGTCGCCATCTTTGATGCCCATATAAATCCATATGGAACAACTGCAAGTAGCAATAGCCCAACCCATCCATTGTGTTTCAACATTGGCATTTGAAAGTATAAACGCACCAACCATGGCAAGCAAAAAGCCCGTCCATCTCCAACCATCAATATCTTTGTAATATCTAATTTTCATTCTACCACCAACCTAGTATTCTACCGTTTCCTATAATAATCATTAAGCAAGTCAATATGTGTAGTATTACCCAAAAAGTTCTAATTAGAGCAACTTGTTTATCGTAAGGTCGTGTTCTCTTATCTGAGAAACTGCCGAGAGCATATAACCAAACTTTAAACCAATTATGCATTTTGAAGTTTTGCTAATTTAATCATAACACTTGCCAAGTTGATTTCTGGGTCAGCAACAAATGAATGATCAACTAATCCTTGTTTTATTATTAATACTGCTTTGTCTTGTTGATCTTCTTCTTTGGATATTATGTCTAGGTTGTCATAGAGCCATCTGTAAATTTCTTCACACTCTTCTGGTCTTGCTTGGGCACACACTAATTTTCTTGCTTCATTTATTTTTCCTGCTTTAAACAGTTCAACCATTTTTAATCTGTAGTCTTGTTGATGTGAATCACCTTTTGCTGGTGGAACAAGTTTGCCATCTCTGGTATTCATTTGCACCATGTTAATACATTTTCTAAGATCCGGATACGTTGCTTTTACGTATGTGTCCAGTGTTTCTATGTCTTGATCAATTTTTTGTTCAATCAGTATGGTTGCCACTCTGGCTGTAAATTCATTTTTATCTATTGTTTCAATATGGAAGCCTTGACACCTGCTGTGCAATGCAGGAATAACTCTGTTGGGATAGTTGCAAGTTAATATAAATCTAGCCGATGTATGATATGTTTCCATTACACCACGCAAGGCCGCTTGTCCGTTTGGAGTTATATAATCTGCTTCGTCTAAAAGTACATACTTGAACGCACCGAAAGGCATGATCTGTACAAAGTTTATAATTTTGTCTCTTACTGTGTCAACGCTGTTTTCTCTTGAAGCATTTATTTCCAATATATCGTATGCATCTACTTTCAATTCATGAAATAATATTTTAGCCAATGTAGTTTTACCTACACCTGGAGCACCAGAAAACAACAAGTGAGGAATAGCACCGTCTTTTATCCATGCTTGTATTTGTTGTCGTTGTTGATCATCTCTAACTACATAGTCTTTTAATGTATCAGGACGATATTTTTCTACCCAAAGTTCTTTCATATAATATATTTTTTGTATCCTTCCAATTGCTAACAGCATAACACAAACCACGTTCTTGGTCAATGATTACCTGTTTTAAAGGATAATCATTTCCATGCGTGTTCATTGCATCACCAAAAAAGTGTAATGTATCATTTTGATCAAAGTCTTTGATAATCTGACTTTTGTTTGCACCCTTAGGAGCAATATCTATTCCTGTTTCTCCACCAACAGTGGCCTCTAACTCTGTAAACAGTTTGTTAAACTTTTTTGAAATTGTTTCACGTTCCTTATTTGCAATATCCCATTCACGATATTTCGCACGTTGTTTTAGTGTGCATTTTCTTCCTACTACACTGAAATTCAACATACCAGTGCGTTGCTCTAGATGATTGCCTGTTTTTTGATCAAACTTACTTTCTTTTAGACAGGATTTCAAAAATTCACTAGCCCTTTTAGGTATAATCCAATTGTCACGTCTTATGTTTTGATCTCTTTCCCAAACATCACTGCCTGAACAGTTGTACACACGTTTGGCTAAATTGTAAATTTGTTCACCAACTTGTTCTATGGTTTTTTGTTTGTCACTGCCTGTGATTAGATATACATGATTTTCTATACAGAAATTTTTAAAAAAAACAGCAAAGTCTGAATCTATTGTTTGACGACTAGGAGTAAGTGTGCCGTCAACGTCAAATATAAATCTTTCCATTAACTTTGTAAGTAATTTAAAAATAGTACCAAACTGTAAAACAATAAACCAATAAGTCCTAATCCTGCCATTGCCTGTTTCACTGTTCTAAATGCTTTTGCTTTTTGTGATATTTTCATTTTCCTCCTAATGTAACATTGATTGTAATACTGCCCAGTGTGCCACTATGCCACTAGTATCTAATTTGTAATTAAATTCTTTATCTATATCTCTTAATATCTTGTTTACTTTGGCCATAGTAAGTCCAACTCTCACAGGAACCTGTAGTGCGTAGATTGTTTTTTGTTTTTTCTTTTTTGCCGCCTGTACTCTATGCCAACCATCTGCTAAAACATAATATCCTGAATCTTTTATCGGTGTAACTAAGATAGGTTGGTCACTGCCTTCTTTGGCCAGTTTGGCTATCCACTTTCGTTTCTCTGCATTCAATGGTCTTTCGACTCCTAGGCCTAGTTCTGCAAGTGTAACTAATTTTTCGATTGGAACATGGCAGGGTACAAATGTTGGATCACTTGCCACTCCGGACCTTTTGGATACGGTGTTTGCCTTGGTTCCCACTCTTTTACTTTGTTTTCTTTGTGCCATTCATCCACGCATTTAGGACCACAAAAAGGTTTTATTACCCTGTGATCAAATTTAGCAAAATACAAACTATCAAACCAATATCTACAGTCATCAAATTCTTTATTGCATTTGGTACAGACAAACCTAGTCATTGCCGGGTAGTTTGGTCATTTGTTTCGAACCACCCATGTTTATGTAACCAGCCTTGAGAGCAACTTCATCGCCAGGATCATTTTCTGAAACAAGTAAAATGTCATTTTCATCTATCATTCTCACTTCTAATTCAATGTTCTGCTTTTTTACTTTGAATGCTCTTGACCATCTTCCGTGTGCGACCATAACCCATTCGCCAACTTTGACATCTTCTTGCTGACTGCCAACAGCATACACTTTGGCCCATCTTGGGTGAATACCGTGTTCTGATCCATCGTCATCAGGCATGATAATTCCGCCTTTGGTTTTAACTTCTCCAAACTTCATGTTAGACACCAATACTCTTTTCTTTAAAGGTACAATGTCATTTTCAACTGTCCATGTTTTACCGCCATGACTGCCAAAACCTTTTGCTTGTAAGTCTTCTATCTGTCCCATGTCTAAATTATATTACGTTTTTGGTGTTTTGTCAATATATTATCAAACTGTGGTTTAAGTAAATTTGACAAGTGTTTGTGGCCCAATACGCCTGGATGTCCTTTATCTTCGGAAAGAAATTTAGGATTTTTAAGCACGTATTCATCATATCCGTCACCATCAAAATTGTAAAATGTTTCTTTGTCAATTTGTTCTTTAATTTCTAAAACTTCTCTGTCTTTACTTTCGTGTTCACTTCCACATCCGTTGTACATAAGATATGGTACATTTTTTAATTTTAACATTTCTTGTGTTTGCAAAATGATATTGTATTGCCGAAATTCTATGTGTTCATTGTATGCCAAGGGTCTGTTTTTTCTTTCATTGAACTCAATCATCATTCGTTCTTTGTTCCATTCTGGACGACCAAATAATGATCTATAATGTGGAACTTCTCTGTATTGAGTGAACTCACCTTTTTCATCTTTAATGTTCCAACTAACATACTCTCTTCTAAAAGCATGAGTCCAACCCACTAAAACAAAAAGTATATCTGTTTTATGATTGTTTAAATATGTCCTTAATGTTCTAAAAATACCCTCATTGCAGTTTCCATTACGAGCAAGGTCAACATATTCCATGTTTTTGGATTTGGCTAGGTGATATCCTGCACTTTCGTAGGCAGGCACATTACCTCTTTTACTGTTAGTAACACTGGCCAGTCCTTTTTGTTGTACAGGCTTGTAATCAGATATTATTGTGCTATTGTAACCGTGTGCAAAACTACATCCACAGTTGATAAGTTTCATGAACTTATTCTATACCGTCTAGTGCCGCGTCTATTCCTGACTTAGGTTGAGCCTTTGGACTTTCAACTTTTTTTGTTGCAACTGGTTTGGTAGCAACTGGTTTTGGTTGCTGAACTGTTTTTGGTTTTGCTGGCGGAGTTTTAATTCTTGGAGTGTCAACTGCTCTACCTTTAGGAGTTTCGTAATACTCCTTCATTACTACTTCTTTTGGTTTAACAATATTTCCACTAGGACCTAAAATGTCTCCTCTTGCGTTGACTTTCATATTACCAACTGCTTGGATATTTTCATTTGCTCCACGTAATTTTTCTATGTCTACCATACGACCTTGCATGGTTCTGTACATTTTTCTTCTTGGTGATCTACTTATTGCCATATTGTTCTCCTATTGTTTTACTTATCATCTTAAAAATTCGCGGTAATCTAAATTGTACAGTAGTGGATTTATTTTGTGTATACCTATTAAAAACAAACAAAAACTGCTTACAGACGATCCTCTGCCTACACCCCATACCATATTATTTTTTCTCAAAGTGTCGACAAAATATATTAAAAATTGTAAAACTTTTACAAATCCTTTTTCTTCAAAAAGTTTGTATTCGATTAGGACCCGATCATGTTCCTCTTCAGTATTACATTTGTCTAAAAGAAAGTTTTTTACATTTAATTCTGTATAAGAAGTAGGCATATGCCATTGTGCATAATTTTTAGCATCAAAATTACTAACTGTTTCGTCTCTTTTCAACGCTTTTCCTAAACTGGGTAGGGGTATATCTAATTCTTTGAGTGCTTTATTGTATAAATCACTTTGAACAACAATATTAGAAATATCTATATCTGGATTTTTATAGATTAGGTCTATTACAGCGTCTTCGCTGTACAAACAATCACCGTAATCATTTATTTTTATTTTTGTTACCATCTAAAACCTTTGGATTAAATTCAAATATTTTAGCATGAGCTTCATGTTGTTCGTCAACCATGTCTGTAATGGCATCATGATTGTGCCAACGATAGTGTCCTGTATAAATGCCTTTGTCAAGTACTTTGTCATAAGTTGCTGTATCTGGTCTTAACCACCATGGATCAAATTTATTATACTTGATTGGGAACCATTTGTCAACATCGAGAAGTTGTATTTCAGGTCCTTCTTTAACAATTCTATATGTTATGCCATCGCCTTGGTAACTGCTTAATTCAATCTCATTAATTATTATTTTTCCTTGTAAAACTGCATTTGCTTTGGTAAAACAAACTGCCGCCATTAGTTGATCATAAGGTTGCTTTGGTAATTCAATAAATCTGTTGTTTGTTTCTTTGCTTAAGGTTTTGAATAATGGTTCGTCCCGAGAAGTAATTACAGTATTTGCAAAAATTTGTTCGAATAACATTTTAAGTCTTTCGAAAAAGTCTCCTTGCTCTTGAAGATCCCCAGTTACCGGAGTAAGATGTATTTTTATTTTATAATCATTGTTGAATAATTCATTGTCAACAACAATTATAGATTTAAATTTTGTTTCCCAACTGAAATGTTTTTTTGACACGTAGTAATTATTATTCTACGTTTATCAATTCGCCAAGATCTGGCTCGCCTCTATTTTTTTTATTTGTGTCAATCCAACCTTTAAGTCTTTTTTGTTTTAAGGTTTGTTGATAGGCTAATAAAGCCTTTTGTAGTTGTCCTTGCAGGTCTGGATTGCGACCAAAACGTCTTGCACTGGCTAATTTTTTTGAGAGCTCACGAATTCTATTTCCAAGCTCTTCGTCTTTCATGTTGTCTAATTCTTCTTGTAGGGGATGAAAGTACATGGTACCTCCTAATTATTATGAGTGGTAATCACCCAATTGATGCATATAAACATTTGTACCTGCGTCAGTGGTCATAAATTCCCACATATATCTGCCAACGCCTGGATTGACTGTTGTGGAAGAACCATCTGCACCGGTCACATTAGATGCTTTTTTAACTGCACTAGGCATTGTTATTGCACTTACACTTGCTCCAACTGTGGCTAAAATTATAATTCTGCCTAGTCTACCTGTAACAGGAAAATTACTGAAAGCAAAAGTACAGTTGCCTGTGATGTTTGCAGTATGAAAGTTTCCATTTTCATGATTTAGAGTTAAAGTGCCAGTTGATATTGTGCCTTGAGAATAAACCATTTCAGCAGTATCTTTCATAGCCATTCTTGATACAATATTGTCAGTGAAATCTGATGCCGCATTGGTTGAGGCTTTGTTAGTTTGTAAGTCTGTTATTTCTGTACTTGCTGTTGTAAAGTTATTTTTAGAGGCAGTAAAATTATCTCTAAACCCTTGAGATGAATTGTCCTGTCCTGCTATTGGAAAGGTTCCGTCTATATTTCCTGGTACTATGTTACTTGCCATATTATTCTTTTAGTTTCTTTTTAAACGCTAGGTATTTATCTCCTTGACGTTCCACTCTTATTTTAGCAGTGTCACTTGGTGCATTGGTAAAGTTAATAGTGGTTTTTTTATTAGTTTTATCATGAGAAAGTGTAAATTCAGGTTCAAAGTCAACTGAACGTAGCAATGAATCTGCTGACATGTATAACGGACTTAACGTGTTATCTGCTGTTACTTGTTTACCAAAAGATAAAACATTTGCATTTTCTCTTAATTTGATCTCTTCTTCATGCACTATTTCATTTAGAGTAAACGAAGTTGTAGAACCGTCAGTAGTAATGGTACCAGTGTCTACAAGGTTAATATTAGTTTTATATCTGTCTATTACAAAGTTTAGTTTTTTAAAATCAATTGATTTGTCTAAAATTCGTTTTTTGACCAATCCTGATTTTCCTGGCTGGCAATAAGCCAATACCATAGCCATTTTGTAACCTAATGGTACTCCTGAACTATCTTGACTTGTTCTCATCCAAAGTGGTAGATGATTATATTCTCTTTGCCCTAATGATTTCATTCTTGATCGCATATTTCCAACGGCATTTGGAAATAATTTTTCAAATATACCTGTGTCTGCTGTTAATTGATTAGCATATCTTATTTTCGATCCTGCAATACTAAAACTTAGGCCACTATCAGTGGTAACATCATATACATCGTAGTCTGCTGTGACTCTGTTACCATCTGCAACAGGACCAATTAAAGGTCTAACAATATCAGTTCTAAGACTTATGCTACTAGCAATAGATGTGCCTGCATTGTTTACAAGTTCATCATTCATCTCAACATAGACAACCTCATACTTGGTTGAGCCGTTTTCTTTTGCTGTTGCTGTTTTGACCTCACCAAAGTATAATGATTTTGGCGTATGATTTTGTTCCATTTGTTCTTGGAGCACAGTTAATGTTTTGTGTTCAAGTCCTGCCATTAAAAGCATTTCTGGATTAGTCCTCATTCCAAAACTATTATCTTCTGGTCTAAAAATGTTTTCTGCATTATTGATATTTGGATCTTGTGCAATTTGATAGAATAAATCTCTGTCAGTGCTTGGAAGAAGTCCTTGTGCAGACATGTTACCATATTCAACTCCATAAGGTAAACTAACACTGATTGTAAATTCTTTACTAGTTGCAATCGATTGGTATTGATCTCCTACTGTCACTGTAAATGTATATTTTCTGTCAAAACTTAGACTATTTGTGTCAAATGTTATAACATTATCATCAACTGTGGTGAATTCTGTTTTATCTACTGAGCCAATTATATTTCCTGTTCTTGATAGTGTTAACCCTGCTGGCAAACTGCCTGCTGTCACAGTGTATTCTAAAACTCTGTTTGTTAAAACAGCAGTTGCTTCTACTGAAATTAAACTTGGAATTCCTGCAATTACAGTGCCAAGATTAGTAGCACTTGTAAATTCTACTCCAATGTTAATTTGACCAATGACGGTCATAGTAAAAGTTCTATCTGAGAATACTGTTGACTCTGAAACTACTCTTGATGCTCTTACAGTAAAACTGTAATCTACTGCCACTGCACTCTGTGTGGGTAAGGTCCCTGAAATTTCTCCTGTACCTGCATCTAATGATAATCCTGTTGGTAATGATCCTGATTGTATTGAGTATGTTAAGTCTCCTTGTAATGTGTCGAAGTCAACAACATCGATCTTGATAACAACATTGTTGTCGTGTCTAAATGATCCTAAAGCACTGTCAGTTTGGAATATTGGTTGTCTTGATCCACTCAGACTCATTAACAAAGGCACACCTTCAAATTCAGTAGCGTCTATTGTCAGTGTTGTATTGTCTACTCTAAAAAAATCTGCTGTGTATACAAATATGCTATTGATTTGTGTTGTTACATTTGAACCATCTGAGACTCTCACTACAAATTCAAAATTCTTAGACAGTGAAGTTTGTCTTACTGTCGGATCGTATTCAATATCATCAAAATTATATGTATTATCGTATCCACCTATGTCACCAAATTTATCATTGTCAGTTAAAAGTACTGTGCCTGATATAAGTCCAGTAGCACTCATGCTTAACCCTGGAGGCAATGTGCCTTCCGAAATGTCATAGGCCAAAGTTTGACCTGTTGCAGTATCTGTATCAGTTGCTACAATTTGAAAAGAAATATAAGACCCGTCTAGCACCCATTTGTTTCCTATTCTACTACTGTCAGACAAGTCAAGTTGTCCTTCTGTAGTTGAAAATATAGGCACATCTGCACCTTGAATCTGCAGGCTGAATGTACGATCAGCAATATTAGTACCATCGGAGGCTCTAACAACAAAAGTGTAAAGGGATCTTGTTGCTACCTCCGTTGGCACACCACGCAGAATACCACCAGTAGTAAGTTCAATTCCTGTGGGTAAGGTTCCTGCAATTTTGGAATAAGTTATTGAATCGCCGTCCGCATCTGTAGCCGACAAGGTTACTGAATAATAATCACGCTCGTTAATAATACCTAACAAGCCTGCTGTTGTCTGCCACACGGGTGAGGCCATATTGAACTTACTCCTTTACAATGGTATTTATGGTGTTTGAGGATTAAGAAACTGCGGCAGTAAATGGTGTAGCAGGATTGGCTCCTGTTGGAACTCTTTGCTGTCCTGTAACAACCCATTTGTCAGCGGCAATATCTATTAATTTTATTACGTCACCAACCTGTCCGCCTGTTGTACCACCATTAAGAGTGATAGTATCTGAAGTGGCCGCTGTTGGAAATGCCGATACTGCGTTGCCATCTAGATCAAGATATTGTATTGTGCCTGTAATTGTATTGTTTGCATCTGGACATTGAATTTTGTATGAATTGGATGCCATGGTGACTGAAACTATGAAACTGTATTCTGCTCCCGATCCTGTTGCATCTGGAAGTGTCAATGTTACATCTGCATTACCTCCAACTTCACCAAGTAAAAGTGTTCTGCCTGCGTGTTCTGTTTCTGTTATAGAATCAGTTGCTGTAAAAGTGTGTATAGCTCTTTTAAAAGAGCCAGTTAAAGTTACCTGTGACGCTGTGGTTACTGCGCCTGTACCGTTTGTTTGTAAAACTAAATCTTCATTTGTTGTGACTTGTACTATTTTGGCTCCAGTTGCTAATAGCAATTCATTGCCTACTGCTACGTCAGTTGATGATAATTCATTTGTCACTGTCACATAGTTTCCGCCCAGTGTAATATTTCCTGTGCCTGCTGGCGCAATTGTTATACCACCGTTAGTGTTTGTGGCACTTATTGTATTAGCATCCATTCTTAAATTGTCAATGTTAAATTGTCCAGTTGTGGTCTGTGTGCCTGTTGCTGTGATTGGTCCAGTTAATACAATAGCACCAGTTCCTGCAGGGTCTATTGTTATGTCTCCATTCGAAGCAGTTAAGATTGTGTCTGCAAGTATATGCCCTTTTACTTCTAAAGTACCATCTACTGTGCTGTTTCCTGATATAGTATGGTTCCCGCCTGTAGTAACATCATCTGTAGTCAAGGTTCCAGTTACATCAACGTTTCCTGTAATATTTGTTGCCGCGTGTAATTCAATTGTTCCTGTGCCTCCTGGATTCAAAGTCAAATTACCATTTGATGCTGTTGAAATATCTGTGTCTGTAAAACTTAAATTATCAATTGTAACCACACCAGTCATTGTTGCGGCATTTATAGTTGGTGCTGTCAAAGTTTTACTTGTTAAAGTTTGTGTGTCGGTCTTAGTAACAACAGTACCAGTATCGATAGCAATAGTTACTGTGTTTGCACTACCTGATGTTGAAATTCCGTTGCCTCCTGAAAACTGCATGACTTCAGAATCTAAATCAATTGAAAGTGCTGTTGAATCATCTGTTGCAAAATCAAAATCTTGTGCTGTTACCTGTGCATCAACATAAGTTTTAATTGCACCTTGTGTGGCTAATAGTGTTGCACTTGATCCTAGTGCACCGTTGTCAATGCCTGTGACAGTAGCGCCTGTGGCCAATGCCAAACTTGTTGCTGAACTCAATGCACCTGATACAGCGGCAGTGCCGTCTACTATCAAACCGTCATTAACATTTATAATTGTTGAATCACTTGAAGATATACTAGTGCCTTTAACTTGTATTGCCGCAATGGTTACATTTCCTGTGCCATTAGGCTGAACACTAACATTTCCATTTGTGACATCAGTTGTAATAGTGTTGCCGTTTACATCTAAATTGCCAGATAATTTTGGTGCTGTGTCGTGTTCTAATACTGTAGAAGCATCAGAATCAACATAAAGTTCTGTGAAATTGTCGTTAATTTTGTCAAATGCTGTTCTTAACGGATCACCTGTACCGTCGTTTGCATTAGTTCCAATATTGATCGTTTGTTTTGCCATTTGCTATTATTTATTGAAATTTTTATAAACCTAATGTAAACTTTTACACGTTTACTGCTAATCTTTGAAACTTGTACACAATAGAGTCACTTGTAATTGGCGTGACCCTGAATCTCACATTACCGCCATTAATGTCCGCTGAATAAGTGCCAAGAGTGCCTGTGTAATTTGTTACAGAGCCAAATGTAGCAAGGTAGGCATTTGTACCGTCATGAGTTATGTTGGCTTCAAAAATTTCGTATCTTGTATCTGCTGTATTAGTTGCTGACACAATGTATTTTGCACTTCTTGATGATGAAGCACTAAAGGTATCTATGTTGTCTGTGGTTGAAGAACTTAAAGTAGTTGTACCATCTGCTATTGAAGTATGATTAAGACTAACACCAGCAGTGGCAAAACTCAAAACACCTGCACCGTTAGTTTTTAAAAACTGTCCATTTGATCCATCTGAAGTAGGAAAAGTAAATCCACTAATACTGACTCCACCGGAGCCATTTCCTGATAATTCTAAATTTGCATTTGATTGATTTGTAGATATTTCGTTGTCACTTAAAGTGATACCATCTACTACTGCACTGGTGTTGGCAGTGACAGTTGTAAACACACCTGTCGTGGCTGAACTTGCTCCAACAGTTGTACCGTCAATAGTACCGCCGTTAATGTCTGCTTTGGCCATTACCACCGAACCTGTTCCAGATGGTGTAACTACAAGATCATCATTTGTTTGTAAGGCAGTTATTTCATTGTCTTCAATTGAAATTTTTGAATTAACTTGAAGTTTGTTGGCTGTTACTATTCCAGCACCTGAAGGTATTATATTAATATTATCATTAGTCCTAAGGCCTCTAATATTATTGTCATTAATTTCTATTGCAGGGAAAACAACTTTGCCTGTACCACCAGGACTCAGAGTGATGTCAGCATTTGAAGGTGATGTAATCGTTGATCCTATTACAGATAAATCTCCTAAACTACTAGCACTAAGGCCGGTCAAGTTACTGCCATCACCTGTAAAACTTGCGGCAGTGACCGTGCCGTCTACTATCAAACCATCGTTAATATTGATAATTGTTGAGTCATCTGAACTTATGCTTGTTCCTTTGAATTTTAATGGTCCTGCTGTGACGCTTCCTGTACCTGATGCCGATAATACTAAATCATCATTGGTTCGTGTTGCATTTATTTCATTTCCTGTTACAGTTATACCACTTGTAAGTAAAGGTGAATTATATAGTTCTGTAAAATTTGCATTGGCCTTGACCATTGCGGCACGTAATGTATCACCTGTGCCGTCGTTTGCTGAACTACCTACATTTAAAATTTGTCTTGTCATACTTTATATATTTAAGTTTCTTTTCAATATTTTTATATTGTGATCTTGTGAGCCTGCTGTTTGACCTCGTAATCTCACATCGGCCCCACTTATATCTGCTGTAAATGTTACTAGATCTGTTGTTTGTGTGCCTACACTTCCAAAAATACTTATAAAAGCATTTGTGCCATCGTGTGTGACATTTATATCAGCAAATTCAAATTTGTCGTCATCTGTTCTGTGCGTCTGTACAAGATATTTTACTGATCTTATATCTGCCTTGGCAAAAGTATCAAGTGTGGTCAAGGTGCTTGAATTTCCTGTGCCTCTTAATAAATTAATTCTATAAGCATTAACAGTGTAACTGGTGATTCCATCAGTTGCTGAAATTCTAAGTTCCGCGGTTGATCCTGTATTGCCCCCTTCAATTTTCAATAGACTACTGGTGCCAGTGGTTGCAAGAATTGGATCTGCATTTATAAAAGTGTCACTGCCATTGGTCACTGCATTTATTTCAGCAATTTGACTGTCATTGGCCCCTACTTTTTTAGCAACCAATACATAGTTGCAACCTGTAAACGTGCCACTTGCAAAACTGTCAATAACTGTGTGAGAAGTTGAACTATCTCTTTTCATGTGTATTCTATATGCGTTCACAGTAGTGGAACCACCTGATGTTGAACTAGCACTTAAAGTTACGGTTGCTGATCCATTGTGTGCCGCTGTTAAAAATATTTGTCCTGTGCCTTTTGTGCTAACCTCTGGTCCTTGTGCTACACTGGCATCTATTCCATCTGTAATTACTGTTGCTTCAGATATACTAGCCGCACCTTCCGTGGCATTGTTGGCAACAATTACATAGTGAGCACCTGTGTATGTAGTATCTTCAAATGTGTCTATGGCTGTGGCGCCACTTGTAACTGTGACTGCACCGATAGTGTTTGCGTCAGTGCCTGTGGCATTACTTTCATTGTCTGCTAATCTAATTCTATAAAATTTTAATCTAATATTTCCGTCTAAAGGTGTACAATCAACACTAACGTTTGATCCACTCAAAGTTGCAGTAAATGTGCATAATCTTGTATTTGAAAAATGTTCATTGGAAACTGTAATAAATGCTTCTGTGCCATTGTGGACTACCAATGCTTCCATGTTACTGTGATGGCCGTTATCAGTGTCTTCTGCACTGATGTAATATTTGGCACCTCTGTAACTGGCATGAGCCCATGTGTCCATGGCTGTGGCCGCTGTGGTGGGTGCTTTTATTCTAGTTGCATATGCACTTACAGATGTTGAAGCACCTGATGTTGAACTTGCTTTGACACTGACTGTGTCACCAGTTATGGTGGCACTTAATACTAGTAAATCAGTTGCTTTGGTACTGACATTTGGTCCTTGAGATATAAATGCATTTGAACCATCTGTGACCACAGTGGCCTCACATATAAATTTTTCATCTGTACCGTTTTGTCCCATTACCACGTAGTGTACAGCATCGGTGTCACTAGATTGAAAAGAGTCAAAAGTTGTTGCTGTGCTTGATGTTGTAACGTTTCCGATTACTTTCCTTGTACTGTCACTATTTGCTTCATCTGACTCTGAATCAGCAAAGGCCACTATTCTGTTTACAATTACCTTTGTGCTCGCTCCTGAGGTAGCCGAACCTCTTAACCTAACACTTGAACCACTTATGTCTGCTGTCAAAGTAATAAGACTGTTGTTGCCTGAGAAGAATTCATTGTATGATGTGATATATGCATTTGTATTGTCATGTGTTAACAGTGCTTCGATGTGACCAACTTCTCCTGTTGACTGATTGACAACAGAAATTAAATATTTTGCACCTGCGTGTGGAGCCTTTGTAAATGTGTCAAGATTGACTACCGCACTGCCTACTATTGAGGTATGCATAATATCGTGAACAAGTGCTAGTTCTCCTACGTACCCTGTAGAGTCACTGTCTCCCATGCCCATTCTATAATATCCCATGGTGTTATCTGGCGTGATACTCGAACCATCATTGTCAGTGATCCTTAGTCGCACTAAAGATGAACTATCACCTGCTGTAACAATATCACTGTCAAATGTAGGATGTTTGTCTGCAGGATCTGATCTTACCACGTTTGAACTAGTAGTAAATGCGGCGTTTCCATTGTGTATGACGCTAACTTTTTTAGTTTCAAAACTGCTGTTGGTTATATCTTTTGTTACAATAAAATATTGTGCTAAATCATATGTGCCTGCTGTAAAACTGGCCGCTGTTCTTTCAGCACCTGTGATTCCTTGAGTATTTCCTGTTGCAGTCATGTAATCAATTTCGGTTTCATTATTTCCTCCTACAACAATGCCTGCTTCTGTTCCTATGTTGCCTGATGTTGAGTCTGTTGTGTTTGCTCCTAGTCCAATTGCATAATAGGTCAACGCACTGTTTATTGTTGACGAACCATCACTGACTGCTGTGCCTCTTAACCTTACTGTTGAACTGTCAATGTCAGCAGTGTAAGTTATTACATCATTGTGTGATCCACTTTTTACTACACTTGAACTTGTAATAAAAGCATCTTGTGTACTACCATCACTGGTTGTACCGTGCATGATTGATAATTTTTCCATGTTGAATTCTGAATTTGTGTTGTCTCTGTTTATCACGTGAAACCAAACACTATCAAAATCTGATGTGGCAAAACTGCTCACTGTCTTCACACTACTTAAATCAGGATTTGCATTTCCTCTAAAAGTGTCTGCATTAATAGTTGTTTGAGCAATAGTTTGCACAGTTGTTGCACCAATGACACTAACATTAGAACCAGACGAAGAACTTTCATTATCTGCTAAAAGAATTCTGTACATTCTCACTTTTGTGTTTGGAGTAAGTGCGGCTCCACTTAGAACAACATTAGATCCTGTGATGCCTGCGGTTAAACTTAAAAGTTCATTACTGCCAGAAAAATGAGTGTTGTGTGTGTTTATAAAAGCATCGGTTCCATTGTGTACTACCAGTGCTTCTAAATTTTGTACTTCACTTGTATCAGTGTTTTCTGCACTAATGTAATATTTGGCGCCTCTGTAACTAGCATGAGCCCATGTATCTAGAGATTCACTTGCACTGTCAACATCAGAATTCACAATGGTGGTTACATTGCCTGATGTTGTGCTGGAATCATTATCTCCTAGTCCAATTCTATAAAATTTAAGAGCATTGTTGGCTGAGGTTCCTGTACCTTTAAGTTGTGTTTTTGTTCCGGACAATGCCGCGTCAACACTGACATGAACGTTTGTGCTTGTTCGGACTAGGTTCGATTGTGATACAAACGCTTCTGCTGTACTGCCATCATTGTTTACGCCTTTGAGTAAAGAATACTTTGCTATTCCAAACTGAGTATTGGTTACATCTTTAGTCACTGCATGATACCATACACTGTCGTATTTGGAAGATGTAAAACTGTCTGCAACTGTTTCTGATGCTGTTATAAGTTCATGTGCCCCTACACCTGTATTGGCATTTAATTCTGTATATGATCTAAAACTGATGTCTTGTGTTGTATCTGCAAAAGTAGAAACTCCTAATATCAACGGAGATGTGGCAAAACTTAAAACTTTGCTTCCGTTGGTACGTAATATTTGACCTGAACTTCCATCGCTCGCTGGCAAAGTAAATGCATTAACCAAGACTGAACCGGAACTGTTTCCTGCTAGTATTAAAGGGTCATTGGATTGCGTTGTAGTAATTTTATTGTCTGTGATTGTTAAACCTGTAGTGCTTAAAGTTGGTGCAGTAATTGTTGTAAATGTTCCTGCCGCTGGAGTTGATGCTCCAAATGTTGTTCCATCAATTGTGCCGTCATTAATATCAACTTTGCTCATAAGCACTGTACCTGTGCCTGAGGCATTTAGAATAATGTTATCATTTGACCTCAATGCAGTAATTTCATTTTCTTTTAATTGTAAACTTGAATCTATTGTGATGTTAGTGACATTTACAGCGCCACTTAAACTTGCAACTAAATTGATATCATCATTTGTTCTAGTTGCTTTTATGTTATTGTTTTCAAAAGTAATTGCAGGCATTACTATGCTACCTGTACCCGACACTCCTAAAATTAAATCTGCACTTGATGGAGTAACTATTGTGGAGCCTACAGCAGAAAGATCACCAACATTTACTATTGTTCCTCCTGTTATACCTGATGCACTACCAAAAAATTGTGTACCAGTAACAGCACCATCAACAATTAAATTGTCATTTATGTTTATACTGGAAGAATCATCTGAACTTATACTAGTCCCACTTAATTTTATCCCTGCAAGTTTGACAGCGCCTGTGCCTGATGCAGTAAGTTTCAAATCAGCATTAGATTCATCAACTTGGATGTTGTTTCCTATCCAAGTCATTTGTACGCTTTCAATACTATTGTCAGTGTACAGTTGGTTAAAATTGTGATTTATTTTTGCACCTGCTGTTTGGATACTGTCACCAGTACCATCGTTTGCGGTCACACCTACATTTATGATTTGTTGTGCTGTCATGTACGGGTATTTATTGCTTTTTTAATATGATATGCAAGCCTTAGCCTATGCTTACTTTGACGTCTGTGCCGTCTCTAAACAGTCTACCGGCTACATTGGGATCTGAAGTAGGTAATGCAGTAAAATTTATTTGTGCGGCCGAAACAGTCAAATTGCCATCTACAACAAGGCCATCATTGATATTAATTGTGGTAGAATCTGAAGAACTAATTGATGTGCCATTTATTGTCACAGCACCTAAAACTATCTGTCCTGTACCGTTTGCTGTAATTGTTACA